ATGTTTTGTGCGTTATCGGCAAAATATTTAGAGGAACTGTTTTTCCAATAGATCACAGAACCATCTTCTTTGGTGGATTGGTCAAGCCAAGCTAATGAATCGACATAAGCTTTAACTGATTGTTGGCTAGGTATTCTAGTAGCACTATTACTAGACATATTATCTTCGTCTATTATAGATCCTGCAGCGATTTCTATCCAACTACTGCTATCATAGAACTTTAGTTTATCATTAGCTGTATCATACCACAAATCACCTGCAGAAGGGGTACCTGGAGCAGATCCTGATATTATGTATTCATTTGCATATCTATTTATACTTGTTATATTACCTGCTACAGTATCAATACTACCTGTATTAACAGCAGATGCAGTATCAGTTACTGATCCAAAATCAGAAGCTGCACCTAAGTCACCAGCAACAGTTCCGATATTAGTTAACCATGTTGGTTCACTTGCAGTTACTTGATCAGCTAATGTCTGTAAACTATCAGCTCCTAACTTAGCTGTTGTTACTGCATTATCTTCTATTTCATATGTCTGTAGTAAATGATCTTTTTCTTCTACTGAACGTAATATTTGTGTCTGGTTATTATTTAGATCATCTGCCTTAATTGAAGAACCTGCATAATATGTAGCTTTAGCAGTTAAATCTGTATCTCGATAGATACGAACAGACACATTATTAGGTATGTTACCTGCGGTCCAAGTGACCGTACCACCATTTGTAGTATAACTTGTTATATTATAATGAGTAGCAGCTGTCTTTAATACGCCATCTACTCTTACTTTTATTTCATCTGAAGAGAAGGTAGGAATAGAAAAAGGTTCAGAAGCACCTCCACTTGCTGTGTATTGTTTGTAAGTTGCCATTTATTTATAAATTCCTAGTAAAGGTTGAATTGGCGAAGATTGGGTAGCCTTCTGTTCACGTTTTTGTTTTTTATTTCTCTGAGTTGAAGCTAATTCTACTACTTCAGGTTCATACTTTATCTTAATCCAAGCATTTTTCTTAGCTTGATTAAATATTACACCTATTTGTTGGTTGTGCCAGTAGTCCTTAGACTCAAAATCTCCTCTCTTTCCATCTCTTATATCTTTCTCCATTTGTTCTATTGAAGCTATTGCTCTAGGACTCTTTGCTAATCTAGCTAATTGTCTTTCTAAGTTTTGTTCTCCTATAGCTCTTTGGAACATAGATCTTACAATAGGTGAATCTGTTAAATTAACACTATCAGGTCCAGGTGAATAATAAGTAGATAATCTTAAATCATAACCTGCTCTAAATAAGAACTCTCTTCCTTCTGAATAATCTAAGTTAAAATTAATAGGACTTACAGCATTGAAAAATCTAGTCATAGGATCATGATCTTTAATTGGCTTACCATTTAAAATATCATATTTGATAGGTAGATCTTGTCCTGGTCCTTTTTCAAATGCTAAGTTTCTATTACGTAATGCATCTGCAATCCCTGATCCTAATTCCCTAGTATATGGTGTAAATATTTTACCTAATTCATTCCTTAGACTTGAAAGAGGTATTTGATTATTCATTAATCCAGCTACAATCCTATTAAATTGTCCAGGTCTTCCACTGAATAATTCAACAAATTGCTGCATACCAGCTAAATAAGATTTACTTGTTAAACCTTGAGCTACAACAAGAGAGATCTTTTGGAACTGATCTTCAGTCCACTCTTCTCCCATAAGTTGACTAGCATCACCTATATCACCTATAATAGATAGTATTTGGTTAAAGGGTTCAAATGAATCATAATTAACCCATACACCACCTATCTTAATTGTTCTAGGTTTCCAGCCAGCATCAGTCCACATCTGTCTAGTTTGTCTATCTACTGGACCATTACCATGTAGATTGCCACTTAAATATGAATATGCAGCCATACTAATTATAGCAGATCCCATAGATAGCCTACCAACTTGCAATGCCTTAGCATTAGCTAGCTCTGCAGCATTAGTTATACCATATTTAGCTACACTTTCTAAGTTATCTGGTTTAGCAAATGCTATATCATTCCATTCTTTAACAAAGAAGTTAAGTAATGGAGTATGTTTAGCAGTAAGATTTAAACCATTTACTCCAGTTCTAGCAAATAAGAAAAAAGGTTTTGCCCATGGATTAGCCTGGAATACTGAGTTTAATCCTTCAGCAAATCCAGTTAGTTCCTGAGTTAACGTAACTTCTTTACGTGCAAACTTAGTAGCTTCATCTATGATATTACCATTAGCATCAAATATTTGTCTATAGAAATCTTCCTCATATATTTTAACAAGGTCTGGTGTAACACTTTGATAAGATGTTAGTGCTCCTTTATGTTTAGCATCCATAGCAGATCTAAATGCTTTCTCTCTCATCTTAGCTCTACCTAAAATATAAGCAAAAGCATCATCAGTTGCTGCCATTAGTTTAGTAGAGTAAGTTAAGAAACTATTATCATTCAGGTTTCTAGCCATATTAGCCATAGCAAATGTAGCTCTATCTCCAGCTGTAGCTTGGTCACTTTCTGAGAAACGTCTTAATATTTCCCAGTTATCATCTCCTCTTGTATATTCAGCAAATCTTGTCTTTACTGTTGATATATCTCCACTCCAGTAAGAGTTTAATTTAGTTTTAAATAATTCAAATGACTCTGGAATAGCTTCCATCATAGCATTAATTGATGATAAACCAGCTCTCATAGTAGTAGCATCTCCAGTAAAAGGATAGCTTAGAGTAGCTCCTATAGCTTGTGCAAATGGTCTTAAGAAGGTTGCAGTACTAGTACCAATAATAGCTCTAGCTGGTGTCTTAGGTCCACTAAGTACACTATGTATCATGACTCCTTGGAGTTCTCTAACCATAGCTCCTATCTGTGCTTTACCTTCGATCTCTCCTCCACGAATCATCTTCCTAGCCCAATTTGTAAAGTCATCTACAGAGTTAACTGTTTTCATTGATGAGAATGCTTCAAACAAAGCTAATACTAAATCTCCGTCTTCATCTTTATTAGCTATTTTAAGTATAGTTTGTATAGTTTCTCTAGCATCTACTACTTCTTGCTTAACAGCTTCCTCTATAGCTACCTTTCTTTTAGCTCCTAAGTTTCTAAACTCTTGAGATAATGTAGCTTTAGCTCTTTTAGATTCAGATATCGCAGTCAACATAGTATCTACTATTTGGTCAGCTGGGCTATCTATATCTAATAAGTTATGGAAATCTGATATTTCTCTCCCAGCTATACCTAAATCTCTTAACTGTTGTAATAATGTAGATATAACTAAATCACTAGTAACTACATTCTGTGCTGTAATAGTAGTGATTTCGTCTATCTTCTTACCAGTTATATCAGTAACATCAAACTTAATTGAAGTTTTTAAGATTTCATCTAAATATTCTGTAGCTGACATTTCAGCAGCATTACGTCCTAAAGTAATACGTTGGTGAGCTGCAATAGCATCTCCAAATACTTCTACTAAACGCTTCTTGTTTCCATCTACAGCTGCTAATACTTGTTGAAATTTCTCTGAACTATATAATCTTGATAGAGTATCAACAACAACTTCTTCAGTTAAGCCAGTTTCTCTAGCAACTCTTTCTCTTTGTACAGGAGTTGTTACATTTCCAGCAGAGCCTTCATCAGCTCCCCATTCATTTCTAACTCTTTTGTTTCGTTCCCAGACAACATAAGGATCTTTGTCTTGGGATAAATGATTTCCCTGATGTCTACCAGCTACGGGTGAGTTTTTGCTAGCTCTGAATCCATGTTCATTTCTTCTAAGTTCCTGTATAGCCTTTCTAACAGTCTGTAGTTCAACACTTTTTTGTCTGTTAGCTACTTGTGCCTTTGCGTACTTACTACCCTTTCCAAGAGCCATAGCAGCACTATCAAAGAGTATACCAATACCCATGCCTTCTACGATGTTTTTAAATTTCATCATTAGAGGGTGATCTGTATCCTGAGTACTGAGTGGTGTATCCATCCAACCGAAACGATCTCGCATCATTCCTAATGCGTTCTGTTCATCTGTTGTATGTGATATAGTATCAGATATAGCACCAATACCAGCAGCTCTAATAAGCCCCCATCCAGCCATACCTGTTAGTGAAGCTGGAGCTGTGACACCTGCTGCAGAACCTGCGGCTACTACACCAGCTGCCATAGTACCAAAGTGTACTGTACCTCTCAGCATCTGACCCCACCATGTTTTAGTTAGGATAGGGTCATCTTCATCTACAAAAGGATTCCATTCAGGTCTGTATACACCTTTCTCTTTCTTTTCTCTTTGTACTTCTCCTGAGAGTGTATCAACAACACGTTCAGGGAAAGTCTGTATAGATGAAGCTGTATCCTGAATACCACCTAAGACAGCTGATTTTAATTCTTCAGCTACTGCTGGTAGACCCCAGCCTTCTTCTGTATCTCTGGGATCTTCTTGTTGAGGAGTGAAAGGAGTACCATGATGTAAACCGTATCTAGGTTTAGTGACCTCTTTATTCTGTTCATCTAGTAAAGCTCGTTCAGTTGCTTCTGTACGATCTTTAATTCGTTTATCTCTTTCTTCTTGTGTAAAGTCTCCTTCCCCAAGAATGTTTGGATTTTCCATATTTTGTTATTACCTTAGTAATGTTACCATTTTCTTTGCCAACCTAAATATACATTTCCCCTTGAAGAATCCGCATGATTTTTAATTACACTAAATACAAGTGTAGTAAACAAAGGTCCAGGTCTAGTATCTCCTAGTTGTACGTTATCAGTTTTATCTTTTTCATTCAAGTAATTAACTGTCATTCCAAAGTTTTGTAAATCTTTAATTGTAGCTTCAGAAGATATATTTGCACCAGTAAAAAAGTTATATGAAACTGGTGGTTCAGTTATATCAGGAGTATCTAAAGTACCTAGATTGGATATAGTTGACTCTTCAGATCCTACATCACCAGATATACTCATATTCAACACAGCCTTGGCTGCAGAAGGATTAAGTATAGTTAATGAATAGTAGGGATCTTTTGAAAACCTTTCGTCTCCAGTAATTGAGTTTAATAATGTTTTAAATTCTTCTACCTCTTCTGGTTCTAACCAGTTAAGTCTTCTAAATGTTGAATCAAGATTCTTTAAAGCATTCGGTCTACTAGCTTTAGTTAATATTCTTCTAGTTAAGATTAGTTTTTGAGTATCCTCATCAAAGACAGCATCTTTATTTATAGTGCCTTCAAGTAACATTTGCTTCAAAACTGAAGCAGGTATATCATACATACCATATCTTAAATCTCCTTCATTTCTATTATCAGCATGTATTAATTCACCTATTGTAGCTGTGGATACTGCCTTACCTTCTGGTAATACCCACTGATCTTCATCTCTAGTACCCCATGGATACTTAGCACCACTGACAGTATTAAAACCATCGGTAGCATTTGGATTCGCAAAGTCTTCAATAACTGACTCTATACCTTTTGAATTGATAACAGCTCCTAATTTACTAACATCCTTTGTCTGACTATACTCACCTAATTCATAATTATCTTTCATAGATTGAGATACATCTGGAAGCTGTTCAGTTTCTTCATCAAATACAGCTTCATATCTTTTATTAGCATACCATAGAGGATCTTTATTTAAAACAAGACCTTCAGGAGTAGTATAGGTACCTTTATATAGTCTTGAATAATCTGCGAAGTATGTAGGGAATGGATTGTTTTCTGGATCTTCTTTCCATAGTTCAAATCCAATTAAAGCTGTCTTCTCTTCAGGGCTGATATACTCTTTTTGTATTAAAGTAGCAGAAGGATTTGCTTCTATTTTATTTCTTGTAGTTTCTGAACTTTTAAGAGAAGTTCTTGTTGAATTTTTTTTATCTTTCTGTGAAAGTGCATCAATCTCTGATTGGAATATATTATCAGATTCTCCGTTTCTAAGCTTCATCATATGCTCTTCTAATTTAAACAAAGCTTCTGCTCTAGCATAGGATTTACGTTCTATCTGCTTTCCTTCTGCTTTCAAGTCGGTAGGTGCTGAATCGTAAGCTACTTTATAATCGCTATCAAATCTAGCTCTAGCAATCCTATGATAATTTCGTGTAGCATAATTATTATTTAAGGCAACTTTAGTTATATCATTTGTTTTCTCAAATAAATAGTAAATACCTTCATCAATATCTTTATCTTGTTGTTTTGTCCATCCACTGAAACCATATATTTTAGCATGGTCTAAGTATTCTTTTTGCTTCTCTAGTGGTAATCTAGAATATGGTTCATAAGGTATTGCTAAATTATTCTCTTTAGCAAAATCTACTTGAATTGTATCTGCAGCTCTTTGATTTTTAGCTGTTGTTACAAAGCTATAAAGATCTCGTAATAGTGGATCGTTTGGTCCAATCTGACCATCTACAGCTTTAGATATCTTCATAGCTGCTTTAGTTAAATCAGCCTCTTCAGGTATGAATCCAGTTTCTCTATTCTTTGTAGTCCATTTATTCAGTTGATCACTAACTCTATCTCCTACATCATTTTCTAGTATATCTCTAGCTAATTCAGCTTCTGATGGCTCATCAGCTAGGTATGTTCTTATTCTTTTACTTACAGCTGCAGTAGTTTTATTAAGATCTCTCATTGATTTTGTCTTACCTTTACTACCTCTGACTGGTATCTCACTGTTATCTACAAGATCTAATAAATCTTCTTTGTTTATATAACCTTTTTTATACCAATGTATAAACATATCTCCAAGGTCATTCCATGCAGCTACATTATCTTTAGAACCATCTAAACCTACTTCATTAATATTAATAAAACTATTAGGACTATCTCCCCATAATAAGGAGTTATTATAGTTATTTGCTTTCCACTCATTATAAGTATTCACATACCTATCATTTTTTCTATTCTCTAGTTTCTCATTAACAGCTGAACTTAATACCTTTCCTTTGATTTGATCTCCTGTTTCCATTAAGCTAGGAAAGACTCTTTGTATATATCTTTTCTTACCTATAGCTTGTATGAGATCAGCATTGGAAGCATTGAAATCATGGATAGCATCTTTATATAAGTATGGGATCCAAACAGCATCTTGAGCACTTCTGCCAGGTTCTGTAGCTTCAAAATAACTCATAGGAGTATCCATACAACCCAGGCCCTCTACACATAGTTTCTTTGGAACTCCTAATTGGGCTGTTATTTGAGTTTGAAAATTGTCTGTAATTTCTACTGTAGCTTGATTAGCATTTTTATTAGTTATAGTTGCTTCGTCATCGTTTAAGTAAATTTGCTGTTCTTCTAAACTGAGATCACTGAAATCATTAGCTATTAAATTATCTTTAAGACGTTCAAGAACTTTAGTTTCTAATGCTAACTGATCCTCTATAAGTTGATCTTTAGTTTTTTCTATACCAGTTTTAGGGTCAACTGTACTTGTTTTTAATGTTACAGTAGGACCATCACTAGGTTTATAAACTCCTGAAGGTGAATCAGGATCTTGATCAGGAGCAGGTGTCCAGTATTGTTCTTCTTTTATCTTTCCTTTCTGTTTATTATTCTTCTCATAAAGCTCGTAGATATCTTCATTAGCCTCTCTTGCTTTCATATATTTGAATATTTTAGCAGAGGGTTCAATCATACTAGTAAGCATTTTAATCTTACTGTCTTTAACTTTTTGATAATGATTAGCTAATGCTATAGCATCGTTAGTAGCTTGTCTGTTATCTTCAATAGATGCATTGATAGCTTCTTCAACATTTTCTACTTCATCAGGTTCATCTACTTCTAAGTAATTAGTCTTACTAATAGAAGGTAATGCACCTGCATGTTGTGAAATTAGCTTATCAAAAGTATTTGTTTTTGTTACATCAGACATTAGACCACCTCCATGTTGACATCAATTTTACCATAGTTAACTCCGAGGTATCCATCTTGTCTGATACCTACAGCCATAGGATCTATCTTAGCTACTTCTTGAGCCATAGCTCCACGGTATCTGGTTGGTTTACCTATGTAGTTAAACTCATATATCTTATGTCCATCAGGAGATACTCCTACTTGTTCTATGTCTTCTTTCATTCTGATATCACTACCAGCAAACATAGCCGCTATAGACAAACCAGTACTTACAGCACCCATTATCTGAGCACCTTTATCTGAACCAGGCATCATAACAAGAGAACCATATTCAGGTCTTGGTCCTATAGCTTCTTTAGCTTTTGATAACATTTGTGTTCTATTTCTCTTTAAACCTTCTAGAGCAATAGCTTGTCCACGACCAGCTGCTTGTTCTATACCTTTGTCAACTTGTTTTTTCGCAGCTAAATAACTAAGCCAAGTATTTCTACCAGCTGTCCTAGAACCCTCTCCTGTAGGTACATGTTGTTTTGCTGCATAAGTCTTAGCAGCAGTTTCTTTAGCTGTTAATCCAGCAGCACGTTTACGCTCTATCATTTGCATGATGTCACTACGTGCTCTAGATTCACCTAGACTTAGTATGGCTGATTTTTGCTTTACATATCTAGTCTCTCTGTTCCAGAATTTAACTGAATCAGATTTATATTTAAACATCTTTTGTTGATGTCTTTCTCTAGCGGCTTGTCTAACACCCGCATTAGGATCTGCACACACGGCAAAACTCGATAAAGGATAAGTTGTTAGGACCATACTTGAGTTCCCTCAAGAATTTGAATCCTAAATATTTAAGTAGTCTTAAGTGGACTTTATTTCTAGCATCCACAACATTATGTAATAAAGGTTCCTTACTACTCTTTAGGTAACCTTTAGCTATTTTAATAAATGTGATAGGATACTTATGAATCACTGGTGTACATAACATCCATATCAAACCTCCTTCACCTATCCCACCCATACCAGCAATCCTGCTGTCAGGCATCGTGAAATACACTGTAGAGGGCTCCTGAGCCGCATACTTAGCATATTCTATAGGATCGTAACCATGTCCTTCTTTAAGCTCTCTGAGGTCATCTGAGCGTAAGTTAGAGGCCACCTCCAAGGCAGCCTCCAATGTTATTGGGTGAATATATTTAGACACGTCTATAATTTTTGGGTGTGTAATCTCCTTCAAAGGACACAGCATGTAGTGTCGCAGGAGCTGGGTGTGATGATTTAAGTAATACTTCTACATTAGTATTCTTCTCATATACTGGTACTGTCTGTATATTCTCTGGTACATATGGAGCATCAGATACATTATACTCATCTAATGCAGCAGCCTCATATGTTTCACTATAATTAGGTTTAGGTGATACTCTTTGTAAGGTAGTTGTATATAAACCTGACTTACCAAAATTCAATTTTAGTCTATGTAGAATAAGTGATGAGTTTACATCAGCCTTAACTTGTTGACCACTAGATTGAGTAAGATAGAATGTAGGAAAATGAACAGAATATTCATATAGATATCCTATATAAAATGTACCAGAAGACCAATCTCCAGGTACTGTGAAGTCATCTGTATTAGTAACAGTACACTTAGCATACCTACCTACTCTAGTAGCGTTAGCATCAGTATCAACTAATACTAAATCTCCATTAGGTGTGGTGACTTGATCTATCCAATCAGATTGGTTAGCAAATGTAGTTATTTTAGTAGTAGCATTATAAGATCCATTACCAACAGTAGTCCAGTTATCCAGATGTATAAGATAGTTAGATGTATCTGATCCTACAGTTTCATCGATACTAGGATCTGCATCTTTCTGTACTAAACTTATTCTCTGTAAGAAATTATCAGTATCTAAAATATAACAATCATCATCTATAATGAAGTGGTACTTAATTGGATTGTTTATCTTCCATTTAAACCAAGATTGTTGTTCTCTTTTTTCACCACTATTAAAATATTTATATCCATATATAATATCTGAATTAGTTTTACCAAATAATACTATAGAATTTTCTCTAGAATTTGTTAAGAGATCTATATCTTTTGCTAATAAAGTAGGTACAAGTTTACTTGTTTCTACAACTATAGGTTCCTGTTCTCTTACTAAATTAGACATCTCATTGAAGCGGCTATACTTACCTGAGTTATCTAGATAACCTGTAGTAGTACCTAGAGATATAGGAGGTAAAGCTTTATTATAATTATATGTACTTATACTTCTTAGTTTAGCTGTCTCTGGATTTAATATCTCTGCATCAGAAGATAGTAAGAATTGTTGATTTGTACTGAATACTGCTAATCCAGCAGCTGCTTCTATACCATCAAATAAATCAGAAGGGTATGAAGAACTACAAGATATATCAATAGGATCTATAGAACTAACAGCTACGGCTGTCTTAGCGAAGAAAGAAGGTACACCTAATTCCCCAGGTCTAGATAGTATAACATTCTCGCCAGAAAGTAAAGCTAATCTATTACGGAAGAATAAAACTTTATTTATTTTATTTCCTACGAAAGAAGGCATAGCATTAGTATCAGTATCACCTACAGTACGATCAGCCCATGTATATTTTTTTACTAAAAAATCACCGTCTGCTTGACGTTGTAATACATGAGGCATCTTAGTAGCATCTAAGCTTTTAACTATACCTGGAGCCGCACATTCTACCCATGAACCAGGGCCATCAAGACCATCATTTCCTTCAAACTTAAGGTAGTAATCATCATCAGTTGAATCTTGAGAATTAGCTATTTTAATTATATAACCATCTTTACATTGAGTAGGTAAATTAGAAACATCATTTATTGATTCTTGCATTACTCTCATTAAATCTTTGTTAACTACTTCTACGCTAAATGCACTATTAGAATATACGTAAATACCATTACCTATTACTTGAGTAGTTATAGCTGTACCTGATAATTCAGCAGTTATACCACCGATAATTGTATCAATAGTTACAGCTGTATCTGCATCAAAAGGTGTAGGAGTTGGTCTAACTGCTTTTATATTAGCTTTAACTGCTACAGTTTCAGTCTCATCTACTCGTATAGTATATGTTGGTTTAGTAGTATCTTGCTTTCCATGAGCACCACCTCCTGCAGCTTGAGTCATGAAAACAGTTATCTGATCGCCAACTGCGTAACCCTCACCACCATGTAATAAGTTTACTGCAGTACTATATGTACATGCATAAGTTGCATCAGTTCCATCGTCTCCACCATCTAATGTGCTATTCTGACCTAGTGTATTTATTCTAAATATTAAATTATTTCTACCATTACTAGCATTAAGAGTAGCATTACTACTGTTCTTAATATATTCTATAGGAGAAGTATACGAGTCTACAGAAGTAGCAGAAAATACTTGAGTACCAATACCTCTACAAGTACCACCATCTCCACCTATATATAAAGTATCAGCAGTTTTTCTTAATCTTGTAGCTCTAGTAATATTAGTTGGTGTTTCATTATTATAGAAATTTAAACCATACTGTCTACCATTCTCTGTTCTTAGTATTTCTATATAAGCAAAGTGTGTATGTTCTCTTGCATCTGTTGTACCTGTGGTAGTTACAGTTTGAGTTCTATTGTTTAAGAAGGTAGTGTCATTAATAGTTAATGCTTGTATATCTTCTGTAGCTGTAGCACTACTAGGAGTTAAGTATCCTGTGATAGATGTGTGATCAGAGTTACCTCCACTATAAGCACTGTTATCTGTATGATACCATACATCTTTTTCAGTACCATCAGTACAACTCCATATCCTTACCTTACCGTCACTAGCTACTTGTCCTATATATGATCCTTCTGTCTCATCTCTATAGTAATGGAACCAAGAACCATTAGACTGTACGTTAGGTAATGGTGTAGACCCTATACGTTTAGCTCCAGGTCTTTTGTATAGTCCCTCTACTGCATCAGGTATGCCATTAACTATATCTTTTACTTGACCTGGAAACTTTTTTAGATCTGGCTGTTGTGATATACCAGCATAGTAAGTATCTATAGTCTGTGTTACTGAAGTCATTATCTTCCTAGTGTCCTCCAAGGTTGATATGCAGTATAGACTGAATCTTCTGGGAGACCAAACATAGTATGATTACCTTGATTACATTCATACTCCATTATTGCAGCTCTAGATAAAGCTTCTTGTTGAGCTAATAGTTGAGCTAGTTGTGCATTACCTATTAATTGTGTAGCAGCTCTGACTGATGCTTTATGTATTATGTATCTTTTGAATACTTCAGGTAGATCTGCAAAACTTATTAGCTTTACTATATCTAAAAGGATTGTAGTGTGATCAGAGAAATCGTCTGAGTGACTCTGTTTATCATATAAGAATCCATTTCTTTTTACTACATCATGTGTTCTATCTACCCAACCATCTGTAGTATCCATCTTAAGTATATCAGCACCTATAGATATCTTACCTGTTGTAGAATCAGGTGTATATGTTACATGTTTTTCTGTATTGAAATGCCAGCCTTCAGCTTGCAAGTCTACATTTGAATCTCTCAATATATTATATATAAATCCTATCTCTGGATTTGTTTTATCTATACTTGTTACTGGAGATTGACCAATAGCTCCCAAGATAGCATTTACAGCGGAGAGTTCGGTCTCGGTATCAATTGTCGTGGA